GCAGAAGCAATTACATCTTCTGGTCAGTTGTCTATTCGTTGGATTGAACGTAAGATCAATCTATATATGAATAAAGTTCTAAAGACGGATAATGTTGATTATGTTATTGCATCTGATACAGATTCTATCTATATGAATATGAATTCTCTGGTTACATCTGCATTTGGTGATAGTCGGAACGACGAATTGAAGATTGTTGAAGTTATTGATAAATTCTGTGAGCAGAAAGTTCAACCTTATATTGATAAGTGTTATCAAGAACTTGCAGAATATATGAACGCATATCAACAGAAGATGCAAATGAAGCGTGAAACAATCGCCAATAAAGGTATTTGGCGAAAGAAGAAGATGTATATTCTAAATGCGTGGAACGTTGAAGGTGTCCAATATGAAAAGCCAAAGATCAAGATTCAAGGAATTGAAGCTGTTCGATCTGACAAACCACATATCGTCAGACAGGGATTGAAGACATGCTTCGAAATCATTATGAATAAGACCGAAAAAGATCTTCAAAACTTTGTTCGTGAGTTTCATGATGAATTTGTCACTCTACCATTTAATGAAATTGCATTTCCTCGTGGTGTTAATGGTATGACAGGATATAAGACAACATCAAAGTCTATTCTTTTTGGAACAATGAACGATGGTTATAAATCAGGAACACCTATTCATGTCAAGGGTGCTTTGACATTTAATAAAATGCTAAAACAGTTAGATATCAAAACCATCCCACCAATTTCAGATGGTGATAAGATCAAGTTTGCATATCTAAAAATGCCTAATCCCACAAAGGAAACTGTTATTGCTGTTCCTGACGAACTACCAGAAGAATTGAAATATATAGATAAGTATGTAGACCGTGAACTACAATTTCAGAAAACATTTCTTGAACCATTACATTCTATAACGAATATTATTGGTTGGAAGACAGAGAAAAAACTATCATTAGGAGACTTTTAATGAGCACAGAAGACGACTTTGGTTTCACTGCTGACGATTTCGTATTTGATATGGTCAGTAGCGACGAACTTCAAGCTGGTGAATTAGAACTTCAGGATCAGCTTGGAGCAACACAGGTTAAGTTACAGGGACTACGTAAAATGGTTATGCCACTGTTGCTTAATCTAAAGAAGAACCCTGACAAGGATATTATTAAGTGGTCAGGAACAGAAAGAGTAAAACAGATTGACGCATTTATTAAAAAGATGGATGCATATATTAATAGTTAAAATAATAAATTTCCGATAAAAAATAATAATAAAGGAGGAAATATTATGACAGACAACGAATTTGAATTCTCATTAATATCAGAAAAAGATATTAAACAAAACGAAGAAGTTCTTAAAAAGAAGATTGAAGATACTTTAAGGCATGTAGACGAATTATCTTTGTTAATAACTTCATCAAAGGATACGGAAACTTTATTAAACAATAAGATTTCTAAATTAGTTGAAGTAATAATGCCATTGATAGATGGACTTTGTGACGATCCAGATAAAGAATATATCTATTGGAAGAATAGAGTTCCTCAATTAAAAGAACTCAAAGAAAAGATTAATAGTATAGTAGAATGATAAACTATCTAGCATTAATTACAGCCCTGATACTCTCAGGAGTATCGGGGTTTTACTCAGTTTATGGCTTGACCGCATTATTTGCAGGAGCTTTTTATCCTATTATTTTTATGGGAGGATCATTAGAAATTGGTAAACTAGTAACGGCTTCGTGGTTATATAACAACTGGAACATCTGTCCAAGAGTACTAAAATATTATCTTACTATAATAGTATTAATTTTGATGTTTATATCTTCTATGGGAACATTTGGGTTTCTTTCAAAAGCACATATTGATCAGACTGTCAATATGAATTCTGGTAATTCAGAACAATTACAAATTATTAATCAGAAGATAGATTTTGAAAAACAAAATGTTGCTGATATAGATAAACAACTATCTCAGATTGATAATGCTATTAATAAGATTACAGAAAAAGGTAAAGGTGAGAATTCGTTAAGAGCCAGTGATAATCAAAAAAAGAATAGAGATCAATTATATAAGAAGAAGGAAGAAGAGATCAAAAAGATCTCAGATTTAACATTACAAAAAGTTAAGATTGAAACTGCTGTTCGTAAACTTGAAGCGGAAGTTGGTCCAGTAAAATACATAGCTGATATGATATATGGTCAGGCAGATAATGGTCAATTAGAGAAAGCAGTTCGTTTTGTTATTATAATAATAGTATTGGTATTCGATCCTCTTGCTGTTTCTTTGTTGATCGCTGCGAATATAGGAATAAGATCAAGAAAATTAGACTTGACAAATGTGAAAAAAGGTAGTATTCTTGTCATGGATAAGAAATTTTAGAAGGAAGAATGTATGTCACTAAAAGATAGATTGATTAAGAATTCGACAATTGATTTGACTTCAACTCTAACAGACTCTAAGGTTTATACAAAGAAGGATATGATTCAGACGCCAGTGCCAATGATTAACGTGGCATTGTCTGGTTCTGTTGATGGTGGTATTACTCCTGGACTTACGATGCTAGCAGGTCCATCAAAGCACTTCAAAACTGGATTTGCTTTGCTGCTAGCGTCGTCTTTTCTAAAGAAGTATCCTGACGGCGTTGTTCTATTCTATGATTCAGAATTTGGAACGCCACAGTCATATTTTAATAAGTTCAAGATTCCTCTTGACTCTGTTATTCATACACCAATTACTGATGTTGAAGAACTGAAGTTTGATCTTATGAAGCAATTAAAAGAGATTGCCAGAGAAGATCAGGTTCTTATTATTATTGACTCTATTGGTAATCTTGCTTCGAAGAAAGAAGTCGAAGATGCTATGAACGAAAAGTCAGTTGCTGACATGTCACGTGCCAAGCAACTTAAATCACTATTCCGAATGATCACCCCTCACCTTACATTGAAAGACATTCCCCTTGTGGCAGTCAATCATACTTACAAAGAAATTGGTATGTTTCCTAAAGATATCGTTGGTGGTGGTACTGGCGCATATTATGGCGCAGACAATATTTGGATTTTAGGTAGACAACAGGAGAAAGAAGGCAATGAGATTTCAGGTTATCACTTTGTTATCAACGTGGAAAAATCTCGTTACGTCCGTGAAAAATCTAAAATCCCAATTACTGTTAGTTATGAGGGCGGTATTAATCGTTGGAGCGGTCTTTTTGACGTGGCCATTGAGGGAGGTTATATCGCAAAGCCAAAAGTGGGATGGTATGCCAAAGTGGATCGCACGACTGGTGAAGTGGATGGACGAAACTTTAGAGCGGGGGATGTCGTGGATAATTCAGACTTTTGGATGACTATGTTCAAAGAGACTGATTTTGCTGCATATATCAAGCGTAAGTATTCACTTGACACTGAAGGATCACTGGTTTATAATGATGAGGAAACGGAGGCTGAATGAACATAGAAAGAACAATCCTAACTAATCTATTACATAATAATGAGTATGGCCGAAAGGTCATACCATTTCTTAAGAGTGAGTATTTTCAAGATTATTCAGAGAGGGTTGTTTTTGATCTAATTGACGACTATGTAAAGAAGTATAATGATTTCCCTGCGATTGAGGCATTAGCAATTGATCTATCTAATAAAGATGGAATAAACGAACAGACGTTTGTAGCCAGCAAGGAAATCATTTCTTCTTTACAGACATCAGATGCAAAACTAGATTGGTTACTTGATCAGACTGAAAAGTTTTGTCAGGATAAAGCAATTTATCTTGGTCTTATGAAGTCTATTAAAATACTGGATGAAAAAAATGGTTCAATCTCTAAAGGTGCTATTCCACAGATTCTCAGCGATGCTCTTGGAGTATCCTTTGATTCACATATTGGTCATGATTTTCTTATTGATGCCGACGAACGCTATGAGTTCTACCATCGAAAAGAAAAGAGAGTGCCGTTTGATCTCGACTACTTTAATACAATCACGAACGGTGGTTTACCCAACAAGACCCTCAACATCGCCTTGGCCGGAACCGGAGTCGGCAAAAGTCTATTCATGTGTCACTGTGCAGCCGCCAATATCTCAAGAGGCTATAATGTCCTATACATCACACTTGAAATGGCAGAAGAACGCATTGCCGAAAGAATAGATGCAAACTTACTAGACATAGATTTGGATGCATTGCAACTTATATCAAAACAAAACTATAAAGAAAAGATTGACAAACTAAAGTCAAAGATAACTGGTAAACTCATTATCAAGGAATATCCTACAGCATGTGCCGGTTCAGCGAACTTTCGTCATCTGTTGAATGAGTTGAGAATCAAAAAGAACTTCAAACCAGATATCATCTACATTGATTATCTAAATATTTGTCTGTCATCAAGGTTAAAGAATAGCTCTAATGCAAATTCTTATACCTTGGTTAAGGCTATTGCAGAAGAATTGAGGGGTCTAGCTGTTGAATATGATGTTCCTATTGTTTCCGCCACACAAACAACTCGTAAAGGATTTTCAAGTAGCGATGTTGGATTGGAAGACACATCAGAATCTTTTGGTCTGCCAGCAACTGCTGATTTTATGTTTGCTCTTATCAGTTCAGAGGTTCTACAAGAACTAAACCAGATAATGGTAAAGCAACTTAAAAACAGATATTCTGATCCTTTTATGAATCGTCGTTTTGTTGTTGGTATTGATAAGGCTAATATGCGTCTATATGATGTTGAACAGTCTGCTCAAGAAGACATTATGGACGGACCAGTAATGGATAAGGGCAAGTTCATGGAGGAAGAAAATGAACGATCAAAACCAAAACGAAAGTTCGACAGAAAAAAGTTCGATGGATTTAAGTGACAAACAATTCAGACTTATGATGGCGGATGAAATATGGATGATTGTTAAGGGATTTCCTGTTCCTGACTGTTATTCAGAAGAAGATCGTCTAGGTATATTTGAAAGATATTACCACAGAGCGTCAGCACAAAAACAGGGAGAGTAGAATGATCGTATGTTCCTGTAATTATATTGACACTGTTGACATAAAGGCAGTTCTAAACTATGGAACAGAACCTAATGTGGACCAGGTTCTCAATATGCTTGCATGGACGCCTGAATGTTCCTACTGTAAAGAATTAATCACTGGTGAAATACATAAATGTATCAAGGAGATGACTGATGGCCGTTAATTACAAGATTGTTGCAAATAATGGACTTTTTGATGTTGTTGAAAAGAAGACAGGACACGTAGTTTATACCCATCATTTTGCCAGTGAGGCCAAAAAAATTATGAAACATTTGAATTTAGGTGGTGGTTTTGATGGTTTTTCTCCAAATTTTTTATTCAATGGGCCTAAATCTTTACTAAATAAGAATAGCGAAAATATGTAGGACGCATAGCGTCAGCGGCACGAGCCTAAACAAGAAAGGGCCACGGAATAGTCAGGAGCAAACGGTGGGGTTCCGCCTGACCATATTTTTGTCAGACAGAGTTCGGGGGTAGGCTTTCGCCTACCCTCTTTTTTTTATAAATACACCAGATAACTAAAAATAGGTGTAATAATGCTTTCATTTAAAGAATTCATCAAAGAAGAAACACAGTCTGCCGGTGATGGTGTTCGTGGTATGGGTGACGTTTCTGGCAATCCTGCAGTTCAAATTGATCCGTTACAGCAATATGTAACAACTAATCAATTAGCTAAAGATAAACAAAATGGTGCCATAATTAAAATGATGAGACAAACACAACAGAATTTGGTTGGATTTAAAGAATATAAGTTAAATACAAGAGATAAGTCTATAGAATATCATGAGGACGATGAAAACGCTGACCCTCTTTTGAGAGATAAGATTAGAAACAGAAATAAAAACAATAATGTAACCAAAGGTTAATGAATTATGGCACAATTTCGTAAAGATACACATTCATATTTAAAAGATGGCAAAACAATATTTGAAGTTGTTATGCTTGCAGATCAATATGGAAATTTAGTTGGTCCTGCTAATCCCTCTGGTATGGCGGTAGATGCTTTTGGTAGAGCCAGAGTTGGTTTGCCTTATACTCTTTTTGATTCTTTTCATAGATATCAAGACAATGGTAAAGTAAACACCTCCAATACTGCTGGTGGAACTTATGCTTTTAATTCTAATACTTCATCAATTGATTGTACTTTAACAACTGCATCTGGTGCAAAGGTTTACCGTGAATCAAAGCGTGTGTTTGCCTATCAGCCTGGTAAATCTATTCAAATTTTAACAACTTTTGTTATGAACCCACATAAGACAAATTTAAGACAACGTGTTGGTTATTTTAGTACTGATAATGGGTTTTTCATTGAGCGTTCAGATGCTACTACTAGTAATGTCTGTTTCGTTAAAAGATCAAAAGTTTCAGGCTCAGTTGTAGATACTAGAGTTGATCAGTCGAATTGGAATATTGATAAACTAGACGGTACAGGTCCATCATTACTTACTTTAAACCTTGATGATCCACAAATTTTCTTTCTTGATATTGAATGGTTGGGTGTTGGTACTGGAAGAATGGGATTCGTTATTAATGGTGAATTTATTCACTGTCATTCTTTCCATCATGCTAATGAAGATGCTGCACCAAAAGGTGCATATATGCAAACAGCATGTTTGCCAATGAGAATGGAAGTCGAAAATATTGGAACAACAGCTTCATCAAGCACTTATAAACAAATTTGTGCTACTGTTATTTCTGAAGGTGGTATTGAACCTTTTGGTAGACAATTAACAATTGGTCAAGATCCAATAGGATCTAATACAATTGCTTTGTCCTCTGCCGGTACATACTATCCAGTTGTATCAATAAAACTACATCCAGATAGAATGGATGCAATTGCTATTCCAAAACAGATTGGTGTTCTTCCATTAAACCAAGCAAACTATAGATGGAAAATTGTAACCGGAGCCACTATAGCTGGTGCAGTTTGGGCTAATACCGCTTCCGATTCTGCTGTTCAATGGAATACAAATGCTACAGCTACTATGTCTGGTGGAACTGAAATTGATTCTGGTTATCTAACATCAACCGTTCAGTCTGGTGGGTCAATATCTCTTGGTGATGGGTTATTTAAATATCAGTTAGAGAGAGATACTTTTGCTAACACTCAACAGACTTTCACATTAGCTGTTACTTCTGGAACTGCCACCTGTAATGTTGCCGGATCAATTACTTGGCAAGAAATCACATAAACTAAATAAGAAGTCAGTGTGATAAGGCTACGGCAGACTCACAAAATAAGGAAAACCCAAGGGGAACTCCATATGAAAACATTTAATAATTTTAATGGGCTAGATACATCTGCCGTAGACCTATCTGACAAAGCCAAGCTATCTCTATATAAAAAATCATCAAATTCAGGCATTTCTGTGGATATACTTGAAGAAGTATATGCCAGAGGCTATCGTATTTGGAACGAATCCTTTGGTGGTACACCAGAGTCTTTTGCATTTGATAGAGTAAATTCCTTCATTTCTGGTGGATTTGCAGCACAATTAGATGAAGATTTATTAACCGAAGACCTTCGTAAATGGTTCAAAGAAAAATGGGTCCGTTTTGATACAAAAGGCAACATTAAAGGACAATGTGCCAGAGACCCCGGTGAAGGTAAGCCAAAATGCCGTCCTCTTGCATCAGCAAGAGCCATGAGTAAAGAGGATAGAGCAAAAGCCGCAAGAAGAAAAAGAAGAGAAGACCCAGTTGCTGATAGACCGGGCAAAGGCGAAAAGCCTGTATTCGTAAAAACAAACGAAGAAATTTTAACAGAAAAGAACGTTCCAACCAATCCATCACTTTGGGCAAGAGCCAAGTCAATGGCCAGATCAAAGTTTGATGTTTATCCTTCCGCATATGCAAATGGTTGGGCTGCTAAGTGGTATAAGTCAAAGGGCGGTGGTTGGAAAACAACTACCAATGAAGAACTAGATGTTCCTACTCCTTCATTAGAAAAAATTGCACAAAAACATAGTAGACCTGTTTCTGAAATAGAAAAGGCGTTGAAGAAAGGCGTTAAAGTTGAAAGAGAACATACAAAAAATTCTAGAGACGCTGCACAAATTGCAAGAGATCACTTGTCAGAACGTCCAGATTATTACGAAAAATTGGACAGACTCGAAAAGTCACCAATACAAGAAATTAACTACGAAAAACCTTCAAAAGACCCCAACAAATCAGCTAACAGATTTATAGGAACAGATGAATTGGTAAAAAATTATAGAGAAAGAACTCCAGGACAGATCGTAAAAGAAATTGTCCGTGAATATATTGAAGAAGCAAAGTCTCCCGCTTGGCAGAGAAAAGAAGGCAAGCGTGAGACAGGTGGATTGAACCAAAAGGGTGTTGAATCTTATCGTAGAGAAAATCCTGGTTCAAAACTTAAAACAGCCGTCACAACAGAACCTTCTAAATTAAAGAAGGGAAGTAAGTCATGGAAACGCCGTAAATCATTCTGCTCAAGAATGAAAGGTATGAAGGCTAAATTAACTTCAGCCAAGACTGCTAATGATCCAAATTCAAGAATCAACAAATCACTACGAGCATGGAACTGCTAATATGAAACCAGAAAATCTAGAAACAATCAAAAGAATTATTAAAGAAGTTGCTATGGCAATGCCACCGGCAATTCAACCTCCTGCTGTTGTAGGTCAACAGGTTCCCGGTGTAAAGAGACAAGCACCAAGACCAACAGAAATGTCTGGTAGAGCAGGCGGTAGAATGGTCGGACAGGGTGGGTCTATGTCTGGTCAGCTTAAACTTCAAAGAGCAGCACCACCAAGAGCACCAACATATTCTACAGGTCAAGGTGGTTCAATGAGAGCATCACCAACAAAAGTATCAACATCATATTCTCAGGGTGGTGTTAATGTTGGTAAAGGAATGGCTGCATCAAAACAAACCAGCCCAGTTGTAAAAGGTATGACAACTGCTGGTAGAGATGCCGCAACACTCGTAACAAAAGCAGCACCAACAGTCGCTAAAGGTCTAGGCACTGTTGCTAGAATTGCTGGTGGTCCAGCCGCTACTGCTGCTATGGCAGTTATGTCACCAACTCCTGCCGGTGCTGGTGAAAATGAAAAGAAAAGACAAGAAACATTAAAGTCTTATAATCCTTATAAGGCTTCTGGAAGATCAGTATCTGATTATGAAAAAACAGCATTGGCACCACAGAAATATGAATCACCAAAGGTAGCAGCACCAAAGGTTGATGCTCCAACTCCTCCATCAAGACCAGATTATTTCTCACGTGGTCAAGCATTCCAAGCTGCCAGAACAGAAAAAGGTGGTGCCGGTGGAAAGTTCTCATATGGTGGTAAAGAATTCCAGACAAATGTTCGTGGTGAACCATATGCCAAGGCACCAAAACCAACAAGCGTAACTGATATGGAATCAGGTGGAAAGAAAAAATAAAAATGAACGAATTAATTGAAGCATTGAAAGTAGCATTAGCCGATTCTTATGCCTTCTCATTGAAGGCACAGAACTATCACTGGAATGTTACTGGTATTAGTTTTGCTGAACATCATAAGTTTTTTGGTAAATTATATTCCGAAGTTCAAGAAGGTGTTGATGGAATTGCAGAAGGCATTAGAACTCTTGATGCCTTCTCACCTGGATCATTCACACGTTTCAAAGAACTTACAACTATAGAAGACGAGTTAAAAATTCCTGCTGTTGAAAAGATGTTATCAAACATGGCTGATGACAATCAAAAGGTTCTTGAGTCTCTACATAAAGCATATATGTTGGCTGAAAAGAATATGAAACATGGAATAAGTAATTACATTCAGGATCGTATCACCGCCCACGAGAAGCATGGTTGGATGTTACGTTCTTTCAAAAAGGCATAAAAATGAAATCTTTAGAACATATAATCAGACTAGTTCACGAAGGCAAATGCTGCTGTGACGAGAAGAAAAGTTCTTTGGAGAACACAATTAGAAAAGTTCAAAGAGAACATAAAAGAGAAGACATGGATGCTTCTATGAGCAAAGTGGCTAGTTTTGATAAAATGGCTACAGAAGGTATGGAATACATGGGTAGTGGTTCTACTGGTGTAGAAAAGTTACATGCCGAAAGTGGAAAGAAGAAGAAAGAATTAGACGAAATAGGTGCTGTTGGAACAAGCAAGTTTCAAGGTCCCCAGTTTACTACACGCCAGACTGTTACACCAGTTATAAAACCAGGTCATAACGAACAATCTGAAAGAGCATCTAACGCCAGAAATATAGCAAAGGTAACTAGATCACCTTCTATTCATGGAAAAATTGCTGAAGGTAAAGAAAGTATTGTAAAAGACGCAATGAAAATTGCTGGTGTCGAACTAAAACAACCAACATCTCTTGGTCAGTTAGTAGTTGTTGGTAAAGAACAGTTACCATCTTTAGTTAAAAAGATAGAGAAAAAAGTTAAAACACAACTTCCAGCTATTGTTAAACCAGAAACAAAAGTAGTTGCAAAACCAGAAGTAAAAACTGAAGTTCCAACTGCTACACAAACAGCTACAAAGACAGAAGTTCCTGTAACAACTGCAACAGCAACAAAGACAGACGCAAAGGTTCCAACCGTTACACCAGTTACAACTACAGAACCAAAACAAGACATGGTTACAAAAGTTGCAACTGCTCTTGGTGTTCCTGCTGCAGTTATTGCTGCAAAAACAGCACCAGATGTAAAAGCTGTTCCTGTTGTTGCTCCTAAAGCTGGTACACCAGTGCCACCTCCACCACCTGTTCCTGGTGAAACACCAAAAGCTGTTCCTGCTGCTGTTCCAGTACCAACAGCAAAAGCAACAAAATATCCTGACATCGATTATATTGATATCGAACATAGACATAGACCACCAACTATTACACACAAGGCAAAACATAGAAGAATGCACGAAGACGCCAGTGAAGATAGAAAGAAAATAGAGAATATGCCAAGATCAGATGATGATCGTAAGTCTATTGAATATGTTGGTAGAAAAGATGCTGATCCAAAATCAATTAGATCAAAGACAGCACGTAATGCTGAAATCAAACATAAGATAATTGATGAAGCAAGAAAGATTTCATCTTTGATTAAAAAAGTTCATAAAGATGCTAAAAAAGAAGCAAAAGAATATCGTGAAGATGGAAAGACAAGAGTATATCCTAATGTCATTGTCAATCCAAATTTAAACAGAGTCGATCTTAATACTTACGTAGATAGCGGGAAAGTTCCAAATGATTACAAATAAAGATTTAGTAAGAGTTAAATTAATTGAAAGTGGTGAGACAGAAATTGATGAAGGACTTTTGGGAACAGCATTAAAAGTTTTAGGTCCAGCCGGAACTGTATATCAAGGTTATCAAGCATATCAAAGATTAAAGAAAGGCGATTACCCAGGTGCTGCATTATCTACTGCAGCAATGGTACCAGGACCTATTGGTTGGACCGCTGTAGGTGCTGATATTGCTCGTGGTGAGAAAGACGATGAACCAGCAAAAGCCGAGGCACCAAAAGAGCCTGAAACACCAAAAACACCTGAAACACCAAAACCAATAAATACAGATGTTACTAAATCTTTAACACCTGATTATTCAAGTTATGCCAAAAGCAAACAATTTAAAACTTCTGACGAAGAAAGCGGAGGAAAGAAAAAAGTGTCTGAAAAGAAAAAAAGTATTTCTGAAGCTCTTGCTGAAGTTCAAAGAAATGCGAATATCAGTAGAGAAAAACAAGCTGAACAGATTTGGTCCGAAGAAAATATTGATGAAGGCATTGCTGGAAAAGTTATTGGAAAGGCCGGTGAAAAAATTGGTCAACTTGGTGATTGGATTGTGAAGAAAGCAACTGGTCAGGGAAGACAAACAATTATTCCTCCTTCAAGAGTTGCTACACCCTCTTCAGCACCACCATCACCAAAAGGTTCTATTGTTAAACCACTAGCAAAAACCGCTGTTGCAGGGGGTGTTGGCTACGTTGTCGGTAAAGAAGTAATGAAAGCTCTTGATACTAAAAAAGATGGAGAAG